ATGATGACCTCGTGTAACCGGGACAAAGCGGGACTGTCCCGGGACAGTCCCGCTTTGTCCCACCGGCATATCGCATCGGAATATCGCATCGGGCTACCGGGACGGACCGGGACATATCCCTTTAGGGATGTCCCGTTGTCCCGCCCTCCGATGCACTGGTTTGTCTTCATTCGAGGCGCGCACGCGCCCGCTAACAAAGGGGTCATGCCCGTTCGCAACCGGGTCCTTTGCGGCGGGCGGCCGTCGCGGGGGACGCGGAGCCCCGGCTTTTCGATCTGCGAGGAAAAATAGAAAATGGACTCTACGATTTTATCGGACATCGAAGAGCTAGTCGGCGCTGTCAGTAAGCAACCTGCCGATAGGCTGGTCACGGCCGAAGAGCTTGCCGAATGGCTCGGCTTGACCCGCCGCCGAATCGACGAATTGACCGTGGCGGGCGTACTGACCCGCGCCGCCCGCGCCCGCTACGCGCTCCGGGCATCGATCCTCGCCTATTGCGCCGACCAGCGGTCCAAGACTTCCGGGCGTGGCCGTGGCGACCCCGCCTATACGGCGGCGAAGACCCGCGCGGCCGAAGCCCAAGCGGAGAAGCTGGAAACCGCGAATGCTGTCGCCCGCCGTGAACTTATCCCGGCCGCCGAAGTCGAGCGCGAATGGTCCACCATTCTCCGGGACGTGCGCGCCGCCATGCTCGCCCTGCCGTCGCGAATCCAGCAACGGCTTGGGCACCTGACGGCGCACGACGTGACGACCATCGATCGCGAAATCAGGGACACGCTTGAAGGAATCGGATCAGAATAGCAATCTGGGGCAGTCACTCGGAAGGGGGTACAAATGGCGGCAGGTAAGAAAACGGATAGCTCGCATAAGGATATCGATCCTCACATGCAGGAGATGCAGCATCTAATTACGCTGGGTTTAGCGGGTGGAAGCTTCGCTGGAATGTTGGCGGTGTGTTCCTTCGCGAATATTGATATGGCGAGGAAAATCGCATTAGCATTATTCTCTATATCGTTGCCAACGAGTATAACTGTTTTCTTTTTGTCGCACAAATCTACCGAAGAGATTGTTCCAAAAAACAATCTTGTTGCAAACATATTAGGGTCAGCGTTTGCAATAAGTTTCTTGTCTACGGTATTCGGTCTGGCGGCAATGTTGTTTTCTGTATCAGTGTATATCAGTGCGATTTCTGTTATTTCTAATTTAGGCATACCGATGCTTATATTGTTCATGCTTTCTAAACTGGACTCAAAAGAATGAATTATTTTAGCACGGAACGGGTGCGTCGCCGTGCGCTCCGAGCGCTTATCCCACCGCCGCACCTTCGCCTGTCCGAATGGATCGAAACGCACATGCGCCTGCCGGAAGGCGTGTCGGCACTGCCCGGCCGCGTGAGCCTGTGGCCGTACCAGCGGGAAATCGCCGACGCCATTTCCGACCCCGAGCTAGAGCGCGTGACGCTGGTCAAGCCCGTGCGTGTTGGCTTCACGACGCTGTTGACCGGGGCGCTCGCCTCCTACGTCGCCAATGAGCCGTCGCCGATCCTCGCTCTTCTGCCGACGGAAGCGGACTGCCGCGATTACGTCGTCAGCGACCTTGAACCGATCTTCGAGGCGACGCCCGCGCTCCGGGGCCTGTTATCGGCCGAAGCCGACGAAACCGGCCGCAACACGCTTCTGTCACGCCGCTTCGCGGGCGGGTCGCTGAAGATAGTCGCGGCGAAGTCGCCCCGCAATCTCCGGCGACACAACGTCCGCGTCCTGTTGATCGACGAAGCCGACGCCATGGAGCCGGGCGTTGAAGGTTCGCCAATCACGCTGGCGGAACGGCGCACGCTGTCTTTCGCAAATCGTAAGATCATCTTGGGCAGCACGCCGACAATCGAAGAGACCAGCAATGTGCTGCGGTCCTACGCCCGGTCGGATCGGCGTGTCTTTGAAGTCCCGTGCCCGGAATGCGGGCACTGGCACGAAATCACCTGGGCCGATATCCAGTGGCCGGAAGGCGCGCCGGAGCGGGCGCACTATGTTTGCCCGGAATGCGGTTCCATCGTCGAGGAACGGCACAAGGCGGCCATGGTTGAAAGCGGCCGCTGGCGGGCGACCGCGCCGCATGTGCGTGGCCATGCCGGATTCCGACTCAACGCGCTTGTCTCGATGCTGGCGAACGCCTCTTGGGGCAAACTGGCGGCGGAGTTCGTCGAGGCGAGGAAGAGCCCGGACACGCTTCAGGTCTTCGTCAACACCATCCTCGCTCAAGGCTGGCGCGAAGCTGCCGAAGAGATTGACGAAGCCGCGCTTGCCGCCCGTGCAGAGCCGTTCGGGCTCGACGCCATTCCGCCGGACGTGCTGGTCATCACGGCGGGCGTGGACGTACAGCGCGATCGGTTGGAAATCGTCTTCCTTGGCTGGTCACGCGATGAAGTTTTCGTGCTGGGGCAAAGCGTCATCTATGGCGACCCGGCGAGCGATGACGTGTGGTCGGAACTCGACGACGCTTTGCGCACCGTTTGGAAGCATCCGAAGGGCGGAATCCTGCGCGTGGACGCGGCGGGAGTGGACGCGGGCGATGGGGAGACCATGGACCGCGTGATCGCCTTCACACGGGCTCGTATGGCGAGGCGTACATACGCTTTGAAGGGTGCGACCGGGAACCGCCCGGCGATCCGGGCGAGCGACACGAAAGGGACGAAGCTTTTCATCGTCGGCGTGGACGGCCTGAAGGGGCAGCTTGCCAGCCGGTTGACGCGCGGCCGCACCGTCCGCTTCAGCGACCGTTTGGAAGCCCGGTTCTATGAGGAACTGGCGTCGGAACGCCTGATCATGCGCTATGTGCGGGGCGCGCCTGTCCGCCTATGGGAACGAATTCCCGGCCGTCGGGCCGAGTCGCTCGACTGCACCATCTACGCGATGGCCGTGCGCGGACTGGTCACGGCCAATCTGGATCGGCGGGAAGAGGAAGTCGCCAGCGCGACCATGCTCAAGAAAGCTCCGACCGTGATAAAGTCCGCGTGGCTGAATCGGTAGGGGCGGAATGATGTTCAAGGTCGGGAATCAAGTGGTCCACAAGGACAACCCCAACAAGGGGCTTATCGTTGAGGCGGATGAAAAGGACGGGACCGTGCTTTGCCGCATTCCGGGCACCGGAAAAATTGTGATGCATAAGGCGGCCGATCTTCGGAAGGTCGATTCGGGGCCTATGCGCGTTGGGTTCTAAGCAGGGACGAGCTGCGCTACACCTTGAAGGGGGCGAGGAAGTCGCCAGCGCCACCATGCCCAAGAAAGCGCCTTCTGTCATAAGGTCCGCTTGGCTGAATCGTTGATCAGCCTTCGCCGTATTTCGGCGGCAGCATGTTTCTCCCGCCGGTCGAAAAATCAGATAGCACTTTGCCGTAGCTGACCTTCGGTGGCTTGCGATCTTCTGCGGCTAGGGAGATCAGCCGGATGTAGTGTTGACCCCAATGCACCATCAATTGCCGGACAGGTAGCCACCCCTGACGCCGGAAATTGCCCGCCAGCGAACGCCGCACGGCATTGACCAATATATCAGCCGCTTCAAGCCCATATTCAGCGTCCCAAGAAAAGCGAAAGTCTTCCTTCAAAAGCAGCTTTAGGTCGAATGCGTCCCCTTTTTCAGGGTCCTTCATAAATTGCTTTTTGTACTCGCCGGGCTCGGTTCGGAACCGTTCATGAGCCCTGTAATCGCCTCCTTCGGCGGCAGCGAAGGGTTCCCTGAATGACCTCGACTCGATCATCGGCAATATGACCGTTGACCACCAGTCTTCCCAAGCCGTCACCTTATCGCGATTCTTAGCATCGATTACCCAATGGTACTCCCCAAGCTCTTTAGGACGCCGAAACGAGTAATATAGGTTCGCATGATAGATGGAATTGTATACAAGATCTGCCATCGCGCATGACTGTACATAAAGTTGTAGTGAAGTAGCTTCGAGTTGTTTTCTCAACCCCCAAACCGCATTGACGAGCGTCTCATGGTGTTCGTCCGTTAAATGCATTGTAATGTGTTCTTCTTGACCGGTCTTATGCCTTTTCACTTCATCTTCGGTGTGACAGGCGGAGTCGACCGCTACCACTTCAAATAGGCAATTTAGCTTGCGGAGGATAGCGACAACCTCGCCAATATGCTCTTCACAGAGCAGACGCCCTTTCACTTCGCCTTTTTCTTGGGGAAGCTTGCGGCGCAAGCGACCATATAGCTTTTCGAAGCCCTTGAAGTTTTGATCTGGGATGATCAGCGCCCCGACGGCAGAAATATTGTTTTGTCCGCTGAATGTGCCGGACTCATCAATGAAGATTCGCATACTATCCCGCCCCGATTCGATCGGCTGGCAGTATATCATTCCCGGAAGTTCCACTCCGCCCCTAGCGTGAGTTTACTTGCACTGTACCACGCCAGATCGGCGGGCATGTCGTATTGGATACGAAAGTCCCTGTAGCGCCGTTCCCATTGCCGTCGCACTTGCCGTGAAAGCCCTTCAGGCGGCTTCGTAAAGTCCGGCAGGTCTTCCGGCGCGACCGGGACAACCCGGCCGTCTGGCATCACGTCAAGCGCGAAAACTCTGTGCATTGCTCGTCCTTAGCAAAGAGGCCGGGGCAGTCGCCCACCCCGGCCCAGTATAAGGGAGCCTGACAGGGGACAACTCCCGCCGGGCAGACTGGAAATAAACCGACACAAAGTCTCAAGTCAAGTATAATTTCTTTAGTTCTTATGTTGTTCTGCATTGCCAACTGTTAGTTGCTTATGGCTACTGGTAGTAGCTTATTTACAATACTTTAGATTTCAGCAACTCTCCGACTCGATACAAGCCATTGGGAGTTCCTGACATGCTCGACGAAAACAATCATGCGTTCGTTTCCAAGCCGATTCCGCGCAACCCCGGTTACTTTCTCACCATCGCGGACGTGGCGGAAACCATCGCGGAGCCGGGCGAGGACAAGGTGAAGATGATCGCGGCCCTTCGGCAATTCGCTTCGCAGGGCTATCTGTGGGCACCGTTCTACGAAACCGAATCACGCGGCGCTTACCTCTACGCCCCGGCGACCTGCATCGTCTGCGCGGTCCTTCTGCGCATGATCGAAATGGGCATTCGCGACAAGAACGCCTGCCATATGGCCGCTAAGGCGCTCTACCAGTGGAATCCGAAGGACTTCAACGGCGACGCGCCCGACTACTCGCCCGGCGCGCTGGTCATCAAGCATTACGTGGAGGACGTGTCCAACTGGACCTTGGAATTGTGGTCCCTTCGGCACGATAGCGGCAAGATCGTTCACGACGCTCGTATCTATAACCCCGCCGCAGGCGGCGGCCCGTCGCTGACCTATGACCTTTCGAAATTCGCGCAACGGGCAGTTCTCGCAATCGATCTTGGCGACGTGCTCGACCGGATGCATTCGCGCGTCCGGGTGAACTGACCATGCCCGTTCGGTTGCCCAATCCCTTCAATTTCTTCCGCCGCACGACTCGGCCGCAGCACGTCCGCCGGTTCGACGGCGCGGCGGGCGGCCGTCGCGGCTGGGCCATGGGCACCTTCGGCCGGATCAACCCGGAAGTGGCGGCCGCCGGGGCGAGCCTTCGCGGCCGTGCGCGCTACCTCGCCAACAACAATCCGTGGATTGCGAACGCCGTCGGAAACTGGACCGGCGCGCTTGTCGGCTCCGGCATCATGCCGACTTCCCAGCATCCCGACGCCGCCGCCCGGAAGGCGCTGTCGACGCTCTTCAATACCTGGGCGGAAGAGTCGGACACCGACGCTCGCACGACCTTTTGGGGCCTTCAGGCGGACATCGCGCGGGGGCTGGTCGTGGATGGCGAAGCCTTCGTCCAGTTCCTCGATTCCGACGGCCTCCGCGTCCGGCTGATCCCGCCGGAATTGATCGACGAGTCCATGACGCGCGAATTAGGTAATGGCGGCGTGATCGTGCAGGGCGTCGAGTTCGACGCCGACGGCCGCCGCGTCGCCTATCACGTCTTGTCGTCGCGCCCCCACGACCAGTTCGCCACCTATGCGCCACCCGTGCGGATCGACGCTTCCGAAATCTTGCACGTCATGAAGCCACTGGCGGCCGGGCAGGTCCGGGGCGTCTCTTGGCTTGCGCCGGTCATCCTGCCCGCCAGTGAGCTAGACCAGCTTCTCGACGCTCTGCTTGTCGGTGTGAAGGTGGCGGCCATGCACGCGGGCTTTCTGATCGATCAGAACGGCACGTCGGGCGAACCGTTCGACGGCACGGGCGAGGGCGGCGTGTTGGAAGCCGGACTCGAGCCCGGCACGTTGCGCCGCCTGCCGACGGGCATGGACATCAAGTTTTCGACGCCCCAGCAGACGGCGGAAGTGGCCGCCTTCCTTCGGCTCAACCTTCAGCAGCTTGCCGCCGGGCTGGGCCTGCCGACGCATTTCGTGGACGGCGACTTGACCGGGGCGAACTATTCAAGCCTTCGCGCCGGGCTTCTGCCTTTTCGCCAGCGCGTTGAGCAAATCCAATACGGCACCTTCGTTCCGCAGTTCCTCGCTCCCGTGTGGCGGCGCGTGATCAGCTATGCAGTGCTATCCGCCGAACTCGACGCGGGCGACTTCGGCCGCGAATGGCTGGCGGTCGAATGGTTGCCGCCGAAGCCGCTTCAGGTCGATCCGCTGAAGGACACTCAAGCGACTGTCGCCGAAATCGAGGCTGGGCTTACCAGCCGCCGCAAGGCGGTGGCCGAACGCGGCTGGTCTATCGAACAGCTGGACGAAGAAATAGCCGCCGACACGCGGCCGATGCAGAAGGAGTCCACCAATGCCGAAAGCTAGGAAGCGGGAGGTATCGCCGGAATCGCAAGACGCGATGACCCGCCGCGCGGTCATCTCGCCCGAGTCGTTCGACGAAGCCGCGTTGACCGTGGAAGCGACCATCTCGACGTTTTCCGATGTCCAGCGCCGCGACCCGCGCGGGGCCTATGTCGAACGGCTGGACCCGGCCGGGCTCGACACGTCGCGGCTGATCGGCGCGCCCGTTCTCGACGGCCATCGGCAGGCCAGCGCCCGCGACACCATTGGCGTCGTGACCGCCTTCCGCACTGAAGGCAACGCGCTGATTGCCACCATTCGTTTGCTTCAGTCCGATGACGTGAAGCCGATCGTCGAGCGCATCCGGCAGGGCGTCATTCGGGGCGTTTCTGTCGGCTACCGCGTCCAACGCTGGCTCGATTCTCTCGAAAACAAGGTCCGCGTCCGCACGGCGGCGGCGTGGTCGATCTTTGAAGTTTCCGCCGTGCCGGTCCCGGCCGATCCGGGCGCAACCTTTCGGAGCGAAACCATGGAAGACGAAGTGATCGAAACCCCGAACGAAGAAACCCCGGCCGCGACCCGTGCAGCCATCCGCACTATCGCCCGCGCGGCAGGCATGACGGCGGAACAAGCGGACGACATGATCGACCGCGACCTGTCCGTCACGGAAGCCCGTGCGGAAGCATTCGAGGCGATGCAGGCACGGACTCGCAACACGCCGCGCATTCGCGTCGTGAGCCCGTTGAGCGAAGACCCGGCCATGATCCGTACGCGGCGCGAAGAGGCGCTTTACGCTCGCGTGAGCGGCACCCCGCCGACCGACGAAGCTCGCCCCTTCATAGGCGACACGCTTCGCGACCACGCCCGCGCGTTGGTCGAAGCGGCGGGCATCTCGACGCGCGGAATGGACCCGGACGCGCTCTTCCGGGCGGCGATGCACACGACCAGCGACTTCCCCCAGCTTCTGACGGGCGTCGGCCGCCGGACTTTGATGGCCGCCTATCACGTCGCAGGGTCGCCGCTGAAGACCGTGCTGGCGCGGCAGACGACGCTTCCCGACTTCCGGGCAGCGTCCAAGCTGAAGCTGTCGGACATCGGCCTTCTGGAAAAGGTCTCGGAGTCGGGTGAAATCAAGAGCACGACCCGGGGCGAGGCGACCGAGTCCTACGCACTCGATACCTACGGAACCATTTTCGCACTGTCGCGCAAGGCGCTGATCAATGACGATCTTGGCGCATTCCGGGATTGGGGCGCGACCGCCGGCCGCATGGCGGCCGAAACAGAAAACAACCTGCTCTTCGCGCTTTTCCGCCAGTCGAGCGGGGCAGGGCCGGTCATGGGCGAGGACAACAAGCGCCTCTTCCACGCGGATCACGGCAACCTTGCCGGTTCGGGCACGGCGCTGGACGAAACAAACCTGTCCGCTGCCCGCCTCGCCATGCGTGGCATGAAGGCGCTGGACGGCAAGACGCCGATCAACGCCGCCCCGAAATATCTGGTCGTCGGGCCGCAGCTTGAGACCAGCGCCGAAAAGTTGCTGGCGGCGATCTATGCGGCCACGGTTGCCACGGCGAATCCGTTCACGGGGAAGCTGGAGTTGCTGGTCGAACCGCGCATCACAGACAAGTCGTGGTACGTCTTCGCCGATCCGGCCGTCCTGCCAGTGCTTGAATATGCTTACCTGTCCAGCGCCCAAGGTCCGCAGATGGCGAGCCGCGAAGGCTGGGATGTGCTGGGGCAGGAGTTCCGCGTCGTGCTGGACTTTGGTTGTGGCGCAACCGACTTCCGGGGCGCTTACCGCAATCCGGGTCTCTGATCGTCATGGCCGCATCGCTGCAACAGCTTCAGGCTTGGCGGGACGCCCTCTTTGCAGCCCGGCTTCAGGGCGTGCGGGAGTTCCGCGATCAGAACGGCGAAGCCGTGTCCTACAAGTCCGACGCCGAAATGGCGCGGGCGCTCGCGGCCGCCGACGCGGCGATTGCGGCGGCGCAGACCAAGCCCGTCAACACCATCCTCTTCAAGACTTCGAAAGGAATCTGACCATGAAGAACTTTGTGCAGAAGGGCGAGAATCTGACCCTTCCCGCGCCCTACGCCGTGTCGAGCGGCGACGGCGTATTGAAGGGCAGCATCTTCGGTGTGGCCGCTGGCGACGCCGAGTCGGGCGCTGAAGTCGATATCGTGACCGTCGGCGTCTTCACGCTGCCCAAGGTTTCAACGGACGTGATGGCCGTCGGCGATCCGATCTATTGGGACAATACGGCGAAGCTGGTCACGACGACGGCGACCGGCAACACCAAGATTGGCGTGTCCCTCGCCACGGCCGTCAATCCTTCCGGCACGACCGACGTGCGCCTCAACGGGGCGTTCTGACCCATCCCGCAGGCGAGCGTGATCCTGACCGCTCCGCTCGCTCGCGTTCTTCAACGGGACCACGCCCTTGAGGGCGTTCCATGGAAAAGGACGAATTGGTCCGCTTGCGGGCGGCCGTCGCTAAACTCGTCGTCGAAAATCCGATCTATGCGCCGATCTTCGAACGACTCGAAATCGAAATTGCCAGCTTAGAAGCCTCCGACCCTATAGCACGGGCGCGGGCGATAGTAGCTGGTCAGAAGGCAATCGCCTGAAGGATGTCCCGCTTGTGTTCGAGAGTTGCGCCCGCCCCATACCGTTCCCGGTCAAGCCGATGGCCGAAGATGTCACGGCGGATTCGTTCGTCGACTCCGGCTGCAAGCATCCGGTCTTCAAACGAATGGCGCAAGCTGTAGAGCACATGGTCGGGCGTTTCGAGAAGCCCGTTTTCCCGCATGAATTTGTTCACCGTGGCGCTAAGGCTGGCGCTGGTCTCCTGATAGCGCTGGAATCCCTTCGGGCACTGCCGGAAGGCTTCGAGGCTGACGCCAGTGAGCGGGATGACGCGCTTCGACTGGTCAGTCTTCAGTTGCCGCCCGACCGGCTCAATCGAGATATGCGGGATATCATGTTCGAGTCGAATGTGCTCTGGCAGGAGCCCGGCCGCCTCGCTTGGGCGATAGCCCGTGTTGACCATGCCGAGCAGGATGCAGCGCGCTTCTGTATTGAGTCCATCGAGCGCGCCGGGCGCGAGCAACTTGGTCTTGATCCATTCCGTAGAGAAAGGGGGGCGCTCGCGCTTGTGCTTCTTTCCGTCCTTGAAGGACAGATTGCCGACGGGCAGCACCAGCCCGAGCCGCTTCATCTTGTTGACGGTCTTCAGCGTGTCGGCGACATGGATCAGGTCTTTGTTCGCGCTATTCGGGGCCAGTCCTTCCGACGCCACCCGGTCAACCCACCAGTCGCGGAAGTCGAGCATGTCGTCGGCCGTGATCTCGGCAATGTTCTTGTTGCCGACGACCTCAACGAAGTTGCGAATTGCCTTCATGCGTGGATTCTTCCATCGACGAAGTTGGTCTTCGCTTTTGCCGAGCGTCCGGTCCTTCGCCAGCGTCCAGAACAATTCAAGCGCCCGCTCGACCGTGATCGGCGGTTCCTTCGCCCCGCCAAGGACGGCCGCAGCTTCTATCCGATCCGGCTCACCGTCGGGCCGTACGGCGGCGCGAACCCGTTCAAGGAACTCTTCGCGCGGCAACTTGGCGACACGATCTGCCGTGAGGTAGCGGAAGCCCCGGACTTGGGCGAGTTCCCGCGCCGCCTCGAAACGGCGTTCGGCGTCGTCGCTGTCGCCCGCAAGTCGGGCTTCCCACGCCTCAACCATGTTCTGCCATGCCGTCGGGGCCTTCTGCCGTGCAACGGACTCGGAATCAGTGTGCAGGCTGATCCACACGACTTTGCGGGACTCGATTGCCTCGTAGCGTTTCGGAACGCGCTTGATCAGGTGGAAGGTCTTGTTGCGGCGCTTGATGTTCAT